CCTCCAAAGGCCACCCGTCATGGGGACTCTCCCCCCCACCCTCTCAGGTCGTTCTCCAGTTACAAGATTGAGGGAAATCATTGATTATGACAGAGGCTCCCGGCTTTTTGTCATCAGGCATATTGTCACTCTTATTTCTGTTGCAATACCTGTGAGCAAGTTGCAGATTGTCCAGCTCATCAGAACCACCTCGGGCACATGGAATGATGTGATCCACAGTGGGACTCATTGGATCAGGATATTTCAGAGTCTTATCAACAGGCTGACCGCATATCCCACAAACAGACTGGGTTGCTAAAATTATTTTTTTATTCTTCTTGAAAATCTGAGCACGTGCTGGGTCCCTCTCGGGTCTCTGCATGGCGGTGGGTCTGTTATGATAGCTACCCCTCCCGGTCATGATCATCACTCCCTCCGGGTGTTTTGACAACACAAAAGCCATCAAGATTCGCAGACTTGATGGCTTTTGTTAGCAAGGTATGAAAAAATGGCACCTCTTTAGCACCCTTTCACAATATAAAAATATCACATAAAAGCGTCCCCTGAGTATGGCATTTTTTATTCTTTGCTTTGTCATGATGCGCTTTTAGATCCTTTTGACCAGTTCAAAATAATATTTTCGCCTCATGAGGTAATATGCATCACGCTCACAGGGCATCCCTTTTCCTTTGAGCTGGTCAAATGTGAGGCCATAGCAGACACCAAGCCTCAGCCAATATCCAAGATCACCACCAACATTGGTGATTGTATCATCAATTATCTGCATCTTGTGCTGCTTGTTGGACTCTGCAATCTTGATGGCTCTCTCCATGGTTGAATCAAAGTCACATGACACTTGCACTTTGTCTTTATCGTATGCAATGGCCTTTGACGTGTCTGCCATCTGCTCAACCTCTTCTTTCCACAGAGGATATCTCAAAGAGTAGTGAATGGCTGTCAGATAGTCCTCTTTTGGGATGTAGTATTTTGATTTCTCACTTGGTATCCTTATTTTGCTCATATCAGTCCCCCACAATCTGTATATATCCATATGTTGACTCTATGTGAATTGCTCTGTCCTTTGACATCATCAGACGTTCACCCTTTTCAATATTTCTCCCAAGGTCCATGTCATAATATGTTGTTATACACTCCACAGGTACATCAAGACTGTGATAATAATCCTCAGTCGGATGAGGCTCTCCCAGCACGTCCAACCACCTTGACAGGATCAGCTTGTTTTCATTGTCCTGATGGTATGAAAAGCTTGGAATCTTTTTGAGCTTCTCAACATCAAAGTCCATGTCCTTTGGGATCAGATAGCCTGTCTTGCCATCCTCAAAACCCTGTTCAAATAATGAATCAAAAGGAGTGGCAAGGACTGCTGTGTGACAGGAGAGTGCCTCAAGGATTGCATAGGAATATGCCTCCTCATCTGACAGCTGCACAAGATAGTCTGCTGCCCTGATGAGTCTTGTGACATCAGGGACTGTCGGCATGTTGTAGAAATTTTTGGGAGGTCTATCAAGTCCCCTGTCAGAAAAGTTGAGCCAAATGAATGGGATTTCTTTGTCATTGAGCATGTTTGCAAGAATTCTCATCCTCTTGTCATTGTCTCCCTTGTCTCCAGCTCCAATCCGTGTTGCAGAAATCAAAAAAAGCCTGTCTCCTTTGTCAATTAGCGGATTATGAATAACAAGAGCATCCTTGCAAGCATCTCCCCAAGAATCTTTGGATGCTTGTGAGACATTAATATATACATCTCTTCCCTCAGGCACTCTCAGTGAGATCTGCTTGCAGCAATGGATCACCTGAACTGTCTTTTTGCAAAAAATGTTGGGCTGGATGTTATCTGTGAGCCTGTTCAAAATGAGAGTGTCACAAACTATTGTGTAATAAGGCTCATATTCCACACATTTGACAATTTTTGAGATTTCCTTGAGCTGGAAAAAGTCGATTTTCTCATAAACAAAAATGATGTCATAATGGTCTTTTAAGAGCTTGCAGAAATTGCGGATAAATGTTGTGATTCCTCCCACTTTGGCTGCAAATTGGCAATAAATCACAACCTGTGCTTTTATGGGCTCTCGGATAATCTCGATCAGAGAGCAATATTCCCCTTTTGCTTTATGAGCCCATATCCTGAATGGTTTTGCTATCTGGCAATACCTTTTTAGCTCTGGCATGTCACACTTATGTGTCAGGAGCCACACCTCATTTTGCTCATCGTCTTTTTTGATCTGCTCCAAGAGATCAAGATCATCTGCTGCCACTTCTGGCACATAATAGACAATGCGCTTGGTGTGCATGAGTCCCAGCTTGAACCTCTTAATCTTGGAATTCGGCACTGATGTCCTATAAAAATACACATAATCGGTCACAGATGCATGGATTATTGTATTATATCGGTCTAAAAGATAACCAGCTTTCCGGGAAAAGTCTTCATCCTCTGTTGAGTCTTTTAATTCATTGAATCTGGTACTGCCAATAAATCCAGCCCTGAAAACTCTTGTGCAAACTGAGGGATTTGTCAGATAGTCAGCATCTGATGTGAGTCTGTGGTCATGCTGTGCCCCCTGATTGTCCAGAGATCTCCATGATAGATCAATTACATCCGGCTGAGGTGACTGCTTTGTCTTTTCCAATACTTTTTGGATAAAATCTCTTGAAACCATATCATCAGCATCAATGAATGAGATATACTCACCATGAGCATGGTCAAGTCCCACATTTCGTGCTGATGCACAGCCACCATTGGACTTGTGGATGACCTTGACCCATGGATAATCAGTCTCAAATAGCTCTCTGCTGCCATCGTCAACAACAATGACCTCAATCTCATCTGTGATCTGAGGAGCGAGCACATCAAGGAGCTCCTTTGTGTATGGCATAGCGTTGTAATATGGAATTATGATTGATAGGCTTTTTTTCATTCTCCAAGCTCCTCCACAGCCTTTTTATATTCGAACCTTGTGCAATCCTCCCATTTTCTCTCGATGTGACCATCCTCATATGTGATCTCATAGAGCAGTGACCACTGTTCCGGGTAATAATAAGAATTGACCTCCTTGTCATCACCAAATCCTGTGGTTTCGATCTCCTGATATGCTGCATCGTGCCTATAGTCAATCAGCGTCTTTTTGCTAACTTCAAAATGGCTGCATCCACAGATGATGGATGCAATAATCATGGCTGTGATCAAAAATTTAATTTTGCTCATCTGCTGCCCTCCTCAATTTCCTGTGGCTTATATGGTTTTGGCAATGGCATCCATGCTATAACATTTACCATTCCACTAAAATAAGGCTGTGATTCTTCATCAAGCGAGATAAAAAATTCTTGAACACTCACTTTGCCCTTATCATCAGTTACAAGAAAATACTTATACTCATTTTCAATCTTTGGATATCTTTCGCTAACAGGAATCCATCTTGGCTCTTGCTCTAGTGCTTTGATTGCCATTTTAAAAGCCTTAATATCTTCATCCCCAATAGTTATTTCAGTAACTAGACATTCATCCTCTTCGTATTTGTCTAATATTGATTGAATAATGTCTATTGCATTTTCTCTTTCTTCTCTGGTCATTCCTTATTCCTCACTTTCTTCCTTGGGTTCCTCCTTGTCCAGAATGTGAATTCCAAAATCATGCAATTTGTTGGTTCATCATTTTTGACCTCGATATTATCCATTAATTGCTCCTTAATAATTGACGCAATCTGCCTCAATAGCTTTTTCGCTGCGTATTCATAAACTTGATCACTGTCATCAAGCCTGAGCCTGTCCTTTTGAATTGCAGTCCTGACAACATTCATCTGGAGCTCACTCTTGGCAAAAACAGGTGTTATTGTGGACGTTTTGGGTTTTTTAGCCTTGTGCATCTCATCATAAATCCAACGTACAAATATCGGCACAATCGCTCCAATACAAAAAGAAATTATGAATACAATATACTGAGTTGTCATATTATCCTCCTAATCATTAATTTGGTGCCACCTTGTCCAATCCAGCCTGACCTTGCAGCATGGACAGCGCTCAATATCAATCTCATTTTTTATGTGATATCTTGGGATATCCATAATGTTGAATTCATGGTCACAATTTGGACATATTGGATCATCCATGAGCCCTATGATGTCAACGCTATATATCACTGAGTCTCTCTCTGATATATAATCTGATATTGATATCTGTCCCTTGATCTGCTTCATAATCTCCTGAGAGGACACTCTTCACATATTGAGTCAAGCTCATCAGTGAGAATCTCCCCTCTATTGGCCTTTTCAAGCTGCTTGCAAATCTTATCACAACAATCTTCTTTGACCTTTTCAATCTGCTCCTCAATGGTCATGTCAAGCGGATTGTTGCGTCTCATGTTATTGATGATCTTGACCTCTTCTGTCTGACCATCTGGCACAATTGTCTCTGCTTCGAATACCATTTCTCTGATGTTAAATACTCCGCTTAATACACCATCCACAAAAGGGTCCCCATCATCAACTCCAATTGACTCCATGTGATCCGCTTTGAATTGTTCCTCAGCAGCGTTTATTCTTTCAATCAGTTTATTTGCATCAATCAATCGTTTACTCATCATTTGCCGCCTCCATTGTTTTTGCTCTTTTATTCCACGAACACAAGGCCGCTGCCACAACCTCATCATTGTACACAACCTCGTGTGTTGACTCTGGACCTGTTGCATGACAATAATTGCAAAATGCCCAAACTCTTTTAATCACAGTTCAAGGCTCATCTATGCCGCCCATTTTTGCATCAATAATGCTATCTTTGACGCTAATATGACTATGTCCACAAAACGGGCAAGGTTCAAACTTCCACTTGCCTTTTTTACCAAAAAGAATTTTATCAACTGTTTCCTGTTCCATCTGCTGCCTCCATTTTCAGTTCTCTCTCTATGTCTCTGACAAGTGCATTGATTCCGTCATTGTATGCCAATATATAAAGATATTTTTTCTCGGAATCATCACAAGTAAAATTCGTTTGGTTATCCTCAATCAGATCAAATGCAATACCTTTAATCTTCTGAATGTCCATCTGCCACCTCCTGATTGCCATAATTAATTGACCTTGGGACTCTCTCAATGGTCAGTGTCATCCTTGGCTCCTCATAGTATTTATCAAAATATCCTTTGACCAAAATCATGGCATTATCAATGGTCATGTTTGATGCAAGGATTGTATTCCCATCTAACACTGTATAGAGTTGCTCTTCCATTTCTTCAATCCTCCTTTTTTCTGTCCGTTTTATTGGACAGACTCCCTCTCTCCGTTCTTGCCAAATCTGCCCCTGACTGTGATGGTGAGATTTGCCTCATCAACTACTGCATCATATCTCTCAACTGTGAGCTGCCTCAGGACTTTGGACATCTCATCCTGATCATGGCATTTGATAACATCACCTTTTTTCAGGTCCATTTTCTGATTTTTCCTCATGCTTTTGATATTCCTCCATTTTCGTGATTGCTATAATTGCAAATACATAACCAATTGACACAACAGCAAATATTATTGATAATGCCAATATTGTCAGGCACACAATCAGCTCATCACTCATCAGACACCTCCGACTATTCCAATCATTGTGGCTCCGCAGAATCTGCAAAAATGATACTCTTTCAATTCTTCCTCAGAGAGCACACATCCTGTGAATTGTGTTGGACTGTGGTTGCATTTGGTACATCTCCAAGTGTAATCAATGTATATCCATTTTGCTTTGACCTCAGCAGTTTGCAATTTCTTTATCTTGGAATATGCTCCATTTACATAATCCACAACTTTTTGAGCATTCTCTTTTCCTGTTATATCCATGTCACAATTCAAAGCATTGATTGCATCCTGTCTGAATATCCTGTCATTTTTATCCATCACTCACCTCCCTGTGTAGTTTCACCTCTGAGCTTAGCTTGCACGTCCCCTCCAAAGTTGACAATGTGATGGTCGTTTTGCCCGGATTGAATTCTCCAACGAGCTTGCAACCTCGGCAAAATGGCTTGGGAGGAGTTTTCTTTTCCCAATTCCTTAGGTATAGTCTATATCTGCCACATGCCCATCTATCTCTGCCATTGTCATCCTCAAAAATATAATTCTTAATTGGACAGCTTCTGCAATCTTTGATCATTGGTATGTCAAATATTACTGCCATCTGTCACCTCCCCATTTTCAAACTGTTCCATGCTCATAATCTTTGCTCTGCGCCCAAGATCAGGCCTGACTCCTAACTGCTCTGATTCAAAATAAACAGTGTTACCATTGTATAGATACACTCTCAGCGGATGTCTCTTAGCCTTTTCAATTATGCTGTGATATCTTCTCTGGAATTCTCCCCAAGCCCAGTCTGCTTGCATCATGTTTGGACATAGGATTATGACGTTCTGGTCCATCACGTGACCACCTCCCCCTATAGGTTCGATTTTTAGGATCTTGATTCCATTCATCCTCCTCTGGATCATCCTCACAGATTGCAGAATGTCATCAGCCCTGATATAGACTGTGCGGTGATTCCCGGAGCTAATAAGTTGTATTTGGTATAGCTTTTTCATACTTTGAGCCTCTCTTGTCCGGGCTGTCCCGGTGATATGATCTTCTCACGAAAAAGAAACTGTATGATCTTATATCCAGCGCTTCCGGCTCTTGACCCTGATTCCTTTGATTTGGGATCCAAAGGGTATCTGTACTCATCAATGATTATCTGGATGATAGACTTGAGAATCTGCTTGCAGTCTGCATCAGATAATATCTTGTCAGTCCTTTTCATCTTTGACCTCCTTGCATGGGAGATAATCCAGCAAGACCCTGTCATATTCCTGAGGATCAAACCAAGGAAATTGACATCTCATCTTGCCTGTTTCGCTCATTTTGTAATATCCACACTTGTCACATCTTGTATATATAGTCTTTTGCTCAAGTGATGTTGATTTATATGCCGGCCTAGTCATGGCTTTTGACAGTCCTCTTGGCAGTCTTTCATGATCTGCCTCCCATAAGAGCTGGTCAAAAGCGATATTGTGGCTGTTTTTTAGCTTTGATGCTTGTGTCATCTCCCTCCTCTCTGCCTCAGGGACTAGCCCTGAGGCTTATTTTCCGTGATATAAATTACCTGAGAGGTAATTTTGTTGCGTCATAAATACTCAAAACCTTGTGGCAGTTTCCCTCTGTCTTTATCAGCTTTTTGAGCTTTTAAATCCATTAGAGCATCAGCTTTCCTGTCTTTTGCCTCTTTGATTAGTCTCTTTACTTTGTCTTTTTCCCATTTTTGATAGATAACATCTGTTTGGGATATGTTGGGATAATATCTCTTGAGATATCCCACAGCCACATCAAGCATCTGCTGCCTATCTGTGGAATTGTCCAATTTGTCATGACAAGGCCGGCACACAGTTATGATGTTCTGTGGGACTCCAAGTCCCCCATGAGATCTTGGGATGACATGAGCCTCAGGGAGTCCCGGAGCGCCACAAAAAATGCATCTCTCATGGTCTCTCTCATAGACAATCAGCTTGACCTCTTTTGGGATTGCACAGGCTCTTGTCCTTTTGTGCATGGTTACACCTTGAGCTCATCATCTGACTTGTGCTTGATCTTCACATGCAGATATGCATCAGCATCCATCCAAATGGACACATTCCTTGCGCCAAGAGTAAAAGATGCCCTGTCAATGTAGTATTGCTCTACAAGTTCAATTGCTTCTTTCACAAAATCTCTGATGTTTTCATCAAAGTGCTTTTTGATGTACTCATCAATTTTCTGTTTCCTGTTCTTTTTGCGTCTTTCCTCTGAGGCTTTCTGACAGCTGCATCTGTCTGCTGCTATCTGGTCAAGTTCATCCTGTGACAGGACAGGATTGGCAGTCTTGATCATGACTCCCTGTCCGCAGTACGGACAAAAGCCCTGAGCCTCAAACTCTTTCTCATTTTCCATGTTTTTCCTCCTGTTTTAGTTTATTTTCAAGCTCTATCTGCCCGGCAAATGTCACTGCATGCCCTGACAGCTGACCTTGAATCTGTCTCCATAGGTCCTCATGGATCAGCTCTCCATTGAGTCTGATCTTGTGCCAGTTGTTGTTTTTCCATCTCTGAGTCCAGCCATTCGCAAGACTATTCCTGACAAAATCATCTGAGATGTATATTTTGATTACTGCTGGCCTGTTGAATCTCCCCAGTGCTTGACTCAGGGCTGTGAGGACAGCTCTTTTTGTGGTTGCATTGTTGATGCAGACAGTGCCATCTCTTCTCTGTATGGTCCCATTGTTTTGCACACACACAATTGACCACTTTGCCTGAGCTTTTTTGAGTCTTGCCGGGTTCTTGGTCTGCCCTTTGATATAGATTTCTGTCAGCATTCATCTGGCTCCTTTTCTAAAAATCTTCTTGATTGACTCCCAGATGCCAACATGTCTGCTGCCTTTTTGCTCAGATATAGGCTCAGGACGTTTTGGCGGTTCCGGCTTTTTCCTTTTCCTGATCATATAGCTTTGATACTTCATGAAAATAAAATCATTGAATCCATTGACCACAGAGTCCTCAATGAGGTCATAGCCTTTGGGCACATATGGATCATCATCAATCTTGCCAACAACAATCCTTGACTTAACCACAGGCTCCTTGAGGTTGCGTGACCTATGGTATTTTGAGCGCCCCTTGGTCTGTTCTTCCTTGGTCTCCACTTTGGTGAAATAGTCTGCAAGGTCCTTATATTCACCCTCTTCGTACATCTGAGACACCTTGATATGATTCCCCCACACCTTAGTGATCTCCCTGAGGAGTAGTGGATCACCCTCAACCACCATATGATGGTGGAGCGCTTCTCTCTTCTTGCCTCGCTCAGTGATGGCTATATACTTGAACTTTTTGACTTTTCTGATTCTCCTTGTCATCTTGTGGAGAAATGTTGTAAGGTTCTTTTCTGCCTCTTCATAGGTCTTTGGCCTGTTATCCTTGGGATAATCAAGCGTGATGTGATATCCCAGATCAAAATTGAGAATCATCAATAGCTGGAGCTTTTCTGCTCTTTTGCGCCTGTTGTATTTTGCCATAGCCTCTGGAGTCTCTCTGAGTTTTTGCTTTCTCCTCTTCCCGGGAGCTCCAAAGGCTCTTGGTGCATAATTAGACACGAGCACAACATCCCCGGCTATGGTCAGCTTATTGACATACATGCTGCACACTCCTGTCATATTTTTTTGGTATTAATTTACGTTGTCGATAACTATAATATTTTTAATCGCTCCATTAAAAGTCCATCAAATAGCCTTTTTTAATGGTTTTTAGGATGGGAGTGTGGTATAATAATCAAAGAGGTTTCTCCCTCTAATACAATTAAAACTTTTGTTACACTCCCACCACGCAGCTTGCCCCCAACAAGCTGCATTTTTTATCCATCTATAAGCATGTTGATGATCCTGACACGCTCATCTTTTGGAATTCTCAGTGCCACCATGATCTCACTCATCTTGCCCATCGGGATCAGTTCTGGATTATCGAAATAATTGATTATTGTTGCATGAGACCCGATTGTTGTGAGTGTTCTGAGCTTTTCTTTAGAGGTGATGTTTCTCAGCTTCATATATTTGCAAAGCTCCGCCTCAAAGATGACACCTTTTTTTGTCTGTGCCTTACTCATAATGTGTCCCCTTGTTATGTAGTTGTGAATTGTTTTGAGATTCTCCCTCACTCAAGTCTGCTCCATGGCTTTCCCAGAGCGAGGATAAACAGACAGAATGTATCTGAAATAGATTGTCAGAATGCCCACAATCTGCTATACTGTGGGCTGAGATTGTACCCGTCAAAATATAATCTCAGCCCCGAAAAGACTTGTGTTACCAGCACAGGTCTTTTCATTTGCCATGAATGCGTTCATATTCTGCGCTTTTGGTCAGTACGTCATCAACATAGTCTGTAATGAATCCATTTTCCTTGTACCTGTCAACAGCATCCCACCCGGCTCCTGAATACAATAGCAAGATGATTGGATCATCATCCCCATAATTTTCAAAGAGCTCTGCAAGGAGATCTGCTGCCACCTTGATGTTTGGATATGCAGTCAACATGTCATCCTCTGTATATCCATATTTCTTCATTCGTTCTGAATGGACCTTGACATTGACTTGCATCAGGCCATAACAGCTTTTATTTTTTACATCTGGAATAAATCGTGATTCATGAAAAGATATTGATTCAAGCAATTCGGGACAGAGTCCAAACTCCGCTCCGATCTCGTCAAAATACGCTCGATACTCATCAGGGATTCCATCATCATATGATATAGTGGCCTTTGTTTGCTTGGCCTGTGCGGTGATGGCTGGGATAGAACACCCAAAAAAGAAAATTCCCCAACTTAAAGATAAACAAATAACCCTTTTGATTCTGCCTCTTAGCTCCCTAGGCAGAGGATGCCATTTTATTTGCATCTTTTCCTCCCTATTCTTTTTTTGTGTTCGGACAGACAAACATGCTTGGACTGGTTCCAAGAGCAATGCAGATTTTTTCAAGCTCATCTGCTCTCAGTTCTGACTTGCAGTTCATCAGGAGTGAAAACCTGTCTCTCCTGATCCCGGCATCATCAGCAATGGCAGTTGGCTTTTTGCGCTCTCTGACCAAATACTCCGCAATGCGTTTTTGTACTATCACAATTTCACCTCCTCCCATTTTGTTGTGTCACAACTTGTTGCTTATTAATATTTTTGGTCATAATTAATTAAATGTCAACAACTTTTTGCTGCAATTTTGTGTGAATTGTTTGAAAAGTCACAATATGTCTGCTAAAATTTAGGCATAAAATAACAAGTGAATGCATTCCGCAACTTTTTGTGTACATCTTTTTTGAGGTGATAAAAATGAGTAAACTGTCAGATAATATCAAGAATCTGAGGCTGTTGAATGGATTTTCACAAAAACAACTCGCCAAAATGATTGACCGCTCACCAAATACCATATCAAACTGGGAGTCAGGAGCTGTCACTCCTGATGCAGATGTCCTTGAGGATTTATGTCGGATTTTCAAAGTGAATCCAAATCAATTATTTGGATGGGAGAAATATCATGATCTTGAGGTCTTTCTTGAAAAAAAGAAAACAATCCTTGTTGAGATGGCAGAGCTACAAAAGCAGAAATCAGAGATTGATGCCAGATTGAAAATGTATGCCGATGAGCTGAACCGCAGATGATAACATCTGCGGTTTTTAATTTGCCTATAATTTGCCATAGCTTGACGTTGTGATAATTTTGTGTTAATGATTAATCAACACAAAATATTGAGAGGAGTAAAATGTTATGACAGAAAACAACATTCCCAAAAGATTGAGCTTGCTGATTGATTACCTTGGGATAAGTCAGAGGGAACTTGCCCAGAGATCAGGACTCACAGAGTCTGCTATGTGTCACTACATCAAAGGTGACAGAATTCCTCATGCTGATGCCTTGCTCAAGATTGCAAAGGCAACAGGAGTCAGGACTGATTGGATTTTAGGCCTTGGATCTGACAATGCAATTATTTGGATATCAAAGGAGGTGCCACATGCAACAAAAAGCAATTAAATTTAACACAAAATCTTTTCGAGAGACCTTGAAATTATACGGATTGACAGTCAGTGAGGCAAATGCCCTCACAGGCAAGAATCTTCATTTTTGGGAAAACCATTTGCACACAGGAAAAGTTGACAGAGCATCTTTGACTCTGTTTCGTGCCAAGATCAAGCTTTTAAGACCCAAAACAATAATTGAGGACCCAGCCGGAGCATATATGGACTGTCTCAATGCTCACAGTTGCACTCCTGATGAGATCCTCTTGACCAAGAGACTCCTTGAGATGGTTGACGTTGATGGCATTACATCCGCCGGAGCAACCACGCAGTCCAAGATCTTCCTTGTCTATTTCGAGGATGATGAGATCAAACTGAATATCAAAGAGAGGGATTGACATGGCAAGCGCAAAAAAATTACCATCAGGAGCTTGGCGAGTTAGGGCAACCAAAGTTATTGATGGCAAACAGGTCAGAAAATCATTCACTGTCCACCCGGATGAGTGTGGTGGTGATTGGAGACAGGCAAAAGCAAAAGCTGAGTCAAATGCTCAGAACTGGCTTTTTGATACAAAAGAGGAACAGCTGCACACATCAGTTGAAAAGGCAATGCAGATACACATTGACTCACACTCTGCTGTGTGGAGTCCGTCAACATTGGCAGATTATATCAAGATGCCCAAACACTTTGATGATATCAAACATATGGACTGCATGGATGTTGACTCCAAAACCCTCCAGCAGATCATCAATCAATGGACATTCGATGGACTATCAAAAAAGACAATTGCCAACAGGATCAATTTCCTCAGGAATGCCCTTGAGCTTGCTGGCAATGATAGAAATTTCAAGATCAAATATCCAAAATACGTGCCCCCGGAACTGTTGCCACCTGAGCACTCTGAATTTAAAAGACTTCTTGAGATGGCAAGGCCAGAGGAAAAGCTTTTCATTGTACTGGCTGGACTGTATACACTCCGCAGAGGTGAGATTGCCGGACTATGTGGTGAGGACATCTTGTGGGATATGCATTCAATCTATGTACACACAGACAGGGTCAAGACCAAAGACAGGGACTGGATCAGAAAAGAGATGCCCAAAACAGCTCAATCAGTCCGCAGAATAGAACTTGCTCCAGAGGTAATGGACATGATCCCCCATGTCGGACCCAAGGATTATGTGATTGAGCTGACTCCTGATGCTATCACAAGGAGATTTGAGCGTCTTAGAGCCAAGGCATGTGTCACGTGTCGTTTTCATGACCTTAGAAAATATGCAGCCTCAATCCGTTCTGAGATAATGCCGGGCAAATATGTTGAGGCTGATGGTGGCTGGAAACCTGATTCAAAGATATTAAAGTCAATTTATGATAAACCATTTAAAGAGACAAGAAAAGAGTATTCCAAGAAAATTAACGACAAGATCATCAAAGATTATGGTGAGCAGCTTGGGTCATGAGATTTTCAAAATAACATTTCTCAAAAATCTGTATTGTGATTAATGTTCGTGTCCACTTCGTGTCCACTTCAATATCTTTCATTCATATTTTTAAGTCTATTTTTTAGACTTATAAATCTAATAAAAAGCAAAAGAAAATCAGCAATCATGCGGTTTTGAACCCCTAACCCACATGATTGCTGATTTTTTAAAAATAAGCTGCTGACGGGAATCGAACCCGAGAACTTTTGGCGCAAAGTGCTGTGTTTATGCGGCTTCTATTTTTTCGTGTCCATTTTCGTGTCCACTACTAGCTAATTACCCCATTAACATCTTATTAACTATTTTTTGAATCTGGTCATAATCATAACCGGCTTTTGTCAGGAGATCTCTCCGGGATGGTCTTGTGTTTTTGGTTCCCCATTTACCCTCAATCACTTCCTGAGCGACTTCCTCATTGGACTTGCCACTTGCAAGCAGATTGACAATCCCATCATAATCCACATCAAGGTCAACATTGCCAATTATACCCTGAATATGCCCCTTTGATGAATACTGCCAAGCAACTGCATACTTGGATGATGGCTTGAGACTTGAGCTGGCATTATAACTGCCAAAATCATTTTTGGGATATCTTGCAATCCAAAAAGCATATTGAGATTTTAGGTCCTCATGAATAACATTCTTATACCAGTCAAGATTGCAGTATATCCCTACATAATAACCGGCTGACCTGAATATGTCATCATAGATCTTGGTCAAATCTTTGATTCTCTCTTTGCCAAGTGCTCTGAGCTTGGCTGATTCATAATCAAGCCAGATTCCATATTCAAGATATCTGCCCTTGAGGTGCCCAAGTAGTGACAGGGCATCTGCAACAGGATCAGCTATTGACTGGGAGCCGATAAAAATATAAACTCCTCTTGCAAGTCCATTGACTCCGGCTTGCTTATAGTTATATTCAAATGTCTCATCTACTCTGTGAGGCAGCGCCTCATATTGGCATTTCATGATGACGAATTTTCTGCCTTGAGCTGGTACGCTCTGCCAATTAATTGCTCCCTGATAATGAGAGACATCAAGACCAAAAACCTCACTCATCGGTTTTCTCCTTGTGCTCAACTGCCTTGCCATCAACCCAAGCCTCACAAAAGGCATAAATTGCAGCAGCCACAATTGAGCATATAATGCCAACAGTTGCGACAATCTCATTGTCAGATTTTAGCCCGGCAATTGATGTGGCAATTGATGATAGCATTGCAGCAACACAGATCCAAAATTTTCTGCTTTTTAGTTTTTCCATGGTTCCCTCCTTATCTATCAGATAAAAAATTATGGAGATCATCTTTGGCCTTTTTGAGGCTCTCAGACATCTCCTTGTGCTCGATCAGGCAATATTGCATTTCCCATTCAATTAATGCGAGGCTGGAATGCAGCAGCACCTTGATTGCCTCATCCAGTGCCCGGAATTTATCTTGACCTTGATTGAGAGATTTTTTGATGTTGCTGACCTCAACCTCAAGTGTTGTCACCCTTTGCTCAAGTGTGTCATGAGGTTTTTTTGTGAATTTATACAATCCATACATTAGCACACACAAATTTGCCATTGATATGATCAGTGTCAAAATCATTTGTATTTTTTCAATCATATTGCCTCCACCAAAAAAGAGGGCTTTTGCCCTCTTTTAAATCATAAATATTTCAAATGGTCTCGCTTGACCGATTCTTTATCAATCTTGGTATAAATCAGAGTTGTTGACAGCTCCTCATGACCAAGGAGTTGCCTGATCTCTTCAAGAGGCATCCCTTTTCTCCAGAGGGATGTTGCTGTTGTCCTCCTGACTTTGTGCGGTGTTATTCTCACCCCTGTTCTTTCTTGTAGTGCCTGACATGTCTTTTGGATTGATCTGGATGAGAGTTTGTTGTGAGGCTTTTTTGATGCCTCAAAAAGATAAACTGTGGGATAATCTCTGCCTTTTATATATTCTTGAATTGCAATTATGGCCTTGGCGTTGAGAAATGTCAGCCTCGATTTGTTGCCCTTGCCTCTGATAATTTTGATTTCTTTTTTATCAATGTCTATGTCGGACAACTTGATGTTGACAAGCTCTGAGACTCTGCATGCTGTTGAAAATAACACCTCAATCACAGCCTTTTCATAATTGTTGTTGCATGCCAGCCGGAGTCTCTCAAGCTCAATATCAGACAGCTCCTGTTTGAGCTTCTTTTCATACTTGAATGGTGAAATTGGAGCACATGGATTAGATTGCAGATATCTATTATCATTGAGCCACTTAAAAAATGTATTGATATAGGTTCTCTTTGTTTCCATGGTCCTGTTTTGCAACTTTCCACTGCTTTTGATCTCATACAAATACAAGCGTATGTCCTCGGTGCTGATTTGATCCAGAGGTTTATTGCAGAACATCAAGAGATTTTTGAGCTCCATCCCATATTGCTTGATTGAGCTGTCAGCAAGCCCCTCAACTTTTCTGGATGCAAGATATATCTTGAGCTCTCTGGGGATCTCAAAGCATGTGGTTGATAATTCAGTGCTTTTTGGCACAACATCATAATCCTTGATTGTTGTGTAAAGCATCTCCTTGATGATGAGGATGTCCTCAGGATCAAAGCGTGTTGACAGTCTTGTGACAACGTCATTGATAAATTTTTCCATAAAAAAATCAGGTCCTTTCCACTAAAAATGGACCTGTGATATAATAACCACAGGTACTAATCCGGGCAAGCCTTTGCTAACTGTCAGGTTGTGAGGCTTGCCCATTTTTTGTGACAATGGTTATTATATCAAATTTTATGGATTTTTAGGTCGCAAAATTCTCCTTTTGCGTAATAAAATCATTGAGGGCAAGGATTTGAACCTTGCATGATTGTACCTGATAAATATAATCGGCTCGATTATCAGTCCCGCCATGTCTACCCATTCCATCACCTCAATGATTAATTCTGCTTTTCTCCATTAAGTTATATTATAATGTTTGAAATAATTTAAGCTATTAGTCACAGATTCGACTGTGATTAATGCCTCTTTTATATTGGCAAGCAACTTATATTCGTCTGAATTGTATGTCGCATTATCAATATATTTGTCAATTAATTCTATTTCTTTTTGTAGCATTTTTCTCCTTTTGTGTATTAAATCTCTGGTTCAGGCTGAGGATTCTTATTTATATATTCTTTGTAATCATCTACTGTATCAAGGTTCTCATCCATGATTCTAACCTCGGCTGTGTCTACATCAGAAGCATTCCAAAGAGTTTGACACAGTCCATGAAACTGTGTTTTAGCTGCCTTTATGTCTGTAATTCCTTCTGCGTGAATAAAATAGTTACCATTGATAACTTTAACGATTGCGTATTTCATGATTTATCCTCCTTATTTTCTTAACTTTAAAAAGTAACTCTTGGCGAATTTATTTAAAGGCATATCCAAAAATTACATTATAAGTAGCGTATTGAGTAAAACTAATAGTTTGCCCTTTCATTAGTGGGAAGAAACAAGGACACGCTAAATTGTTTTCACTAGCACAAATTACATCATTGTCTACGTAAATACTTGCTCCATAAGCTTCAGCCGATGATTTAAAACCATATACAATAACCCACATATCTTGAGTAGCTGTATATGAACCATTTGTCAGTGAAATAGCGATTCGGCTAGATGTATTTATAAACCCAACCTTATAATTTAATCCTCCAGCACTTGCAACTTCTGTATTACTAGATGTTATACTTGCGCCATTTGCAATATTAGCTTTTGCTTTTGATAAATTCCCATTGTTATAGAAAAATGTACCTTTGTTAATCGTTGCGCCTGTTGTATTAGTGCCAGATAAGCTAATACTAGCAAGGTCTGTTTTTGGTGCTTTCAAAGCTAACGCATTGTTAACATCTGTTGTGTTCGCTTTGTTCGCTAAAGCAGTCTCTAAAGTCTGCTTTAACGAATAAACAGACCCAGACTCAATCAGATCTGTGCTGCCAGATGTGATGGATGATGTTGCATTCCTTGTTGCTGCTGTGCCAAGAGCCACATTGACCCACTTGCTCTGGGTCCCGTCATACTTGAGAAAATCTCCAGTTGCAAGGTTTGTGAGCTTGATGTCCTTGAGGTCAGAGACATTGAGACTTGCAACAATGAGGCCAGTTGCATCAACTGTGATTGTGACTCCGTCCGGCATGACAAGACCGGGAGTGTCTGTGGTCGCAATACTTGCACTGGAGCCAAATGGCTGCCAATATGTCATACTTGCATCTTCTGAGGGTCTCATTCCAACGCTTGCCTGTCGTGCAAGATATGCCTTGTCACCCTCAGAAACAAGGTCAAGCATTTCATATGGTGTCAAATTAGTCCATGCACCTTTTGGAATAATTAAAACTCTTCCGGCAATAACCATTTTCTCCTCCTTAACCTGTTACAATTTCATACTCAAGATTACCTGTTGTCTGGTTGATCTGGAGACGGATTCCTGAGTTAATGTCATAGTACAAGCAGCCATCACTATAATTTATCATAATGTTGAGTCCTGTCAGCCTGTCTGTGACCGACTGCAAAAGCTCTGCTGCCTGATCTTTGATTGTACTCGTTGCATCTCTTAAAGATGCAGCAACGTCTGCATAATGCTTGGCATTATTCTCATATGTTTCATCATTGCTGCCAACAGGCACATTATCAACCTTGCCGACTGCCCAAGCCTCAGCTCTACCTTTGTAATATTTGCTGTTATTTTGGTATGTTTCATCATTTGACGGAACATCAGCCCCCTCAAACGTTCCACGTGCCCAAGCTTCTGAGCGCCCTTTGTAATATTTGGAGTTGTCCTGATATCCATCCTGACCAGATTCAACAGGATTGGCTGCTCTTGTACCTTTTGCCCATGCTTCTGCATCAAAAGAAAATCTCTGAGAATCCTGTTGATACTGATCAGCATGTGCCTCTGACAGCCTTATCTCTGCAAGATAATCTGTTCTGAGCTGTTCCTCTCCAATTGAATGGCTGACAATCGATGCTGTGACTATTCCAAGAGGTGAGACTGACAGAGCAATTGTTGCTGTGTTCTCAAATTCATTGTTCTGAATGAGAGATGAGAGGCTGACCCTTGCCACAGTTCCGTCATTGAGATACAAGAGGAGGTCCTGTGTTGCATAGTCATAGCCAAAATTGATTGCAAGCTTGCCAAGTGTTGTCTGGATTGTGACCTCAGCTCCATTTTGCTTGGTGATTGTGATCACACCTGTCTCATCGTCAACATCAATGCTGGCAATCAGGTTATCAACAACTGTCACGCTTGCCTTTTGTGTGTCCAGATCAATGACCCTGTCATCAATCTCATTAATGGCAAAATCCATTCTGTTGAGATTGCTCTCATTTAATGGCGTTTCCTCACTCGGGTAGTTTTCCCAGTTGATTCTGGAATATGTCTTTTGCATTTCGTTTCCTCCATGCTTTATTCTTCAATTACTTTGACCTCATTCTGGAATGGGACCTCATCCGAGATTCCTCCTGAGCCCTCATTTGGGTCTGGCATCTGAGCAAGCTCTGCTGCTATCCTCTGAGCCTCTTCCTCACTCTGCTGCTGAATTGCTTTGTTTGATGCTCTCTCACAGTTGTACATTGCCGATTCAAGCGCCAAGCGCCTTGCCTCCAGAGGGATGTCATCATATGTGTTTACAAGTGCAATGACCTCATCCAAAAATTGTCTGATTCTTAGATCCATAATTGCCCCTTTTTGGTTTTAATACCTTTTAACATATCGCCTATCTAGTAACGTATACAGATTGGTATATCCTGACCCATCATAGATTGATATTGACCCAGTCCTCAGTGATCCACAAGTGATCTGACCTTGTAGAGCATTGTTGACTGCTGTTGTCACCTGAGAGGCTGTGATATATCTTGCGTTGATATAATTGACTGTTGCCCTGACTGCATTGAGCTCAGTGATTGATGCTTTCTGAGCCACCAGATTGTTGGTGTTGACTAACTGTGCATTTACATGGGCAATGGTTGCATTTGTTGCGTTTAGCTGCTGAATGGTGGCCTTAGTCGCAACAACAGACTCGATTTGAGCATCCTTGGCAACCAAATTGTCACATCTGACATTAACAGCTTGAACCTGATTGGCTCTGATGTTTGCCTCGTTATTGTCAGCATTGCGCCTTGCTTCTGCCTCAGCGTTTATCTGAGACTGCCTTGTGTTTGCCTCAGCATTGATCTGATTCTGCCTTGTGCTTGCCTCAGCATTGATCTGATTCTGCCTTGTGTTTGCCTCGTTGGTGATATTCTGAGCATTTGCATTGGTTTGAGCTTGCAAGTCGGGAACATAAACAGGTTGATTCTTGTCTCCCGGTGCTTTGTATGCATCAGTGATGGCTTGGATTCCCTTGAGGGTCCTTGACAGCACATAAGCTCTGATGATTGAGAGTCTTGCTGTCATAAGAACAAAATCACCACACTCAACATAAGGCAGTCCCACACAGTTAACCTCAGATGGTGTATACCACAGGCCTTGCACTGTATTGTATAAGTTACGAGCAACAGCATTAAGGCTTGCCTGAGCCAGCCCCCACACAAGTGGGTTATCTTTTAGAGTAAAGACATTTGATCCTGACCCGGCTGTTGCCACAATAGCACCGCTTTTTGCTACAATCTGCACCTTGTTGATTGATGCAACTCTGTAATTTTCAAACTTAATCTTTGTATAATGCGCTTTGAGGACATTGTCCACAGCATTCTCATCAGAGGGATATATGTCTTCCGCTGGATATAAATCCTCCGCCGGATATAATGCCTCTGCTGCCTCAGTTAGATGAACATACTCAAAGCGCCCTGTCCTTGAGATTCTACCAAAGCGCCCATTAATCTGGCAGATTGCTTTGATGATCTTTGCCCCCATGATGACCTTGTCCTCAATGGTCTTTTGGATGGTCACACCATCATTTGTCAGATAATCTGCAACCTGAGTGACTCCAACACGCTGGAAAAAGCTGTTCCTGAATGATTGGACAGTCATTGGGAATGTCAGCGAGTTATACCAAGCGGTCACATCTGTGTTGTTGATCTTATAAAGTGCATCATATGCACGAATGATTGCTGTGTATTCTTCGTGAGTCTGGTTTGTGACCTCTGAAATATATCCCCTAAAAAGAGGAATCGTCTCAGTTTGATCTGCTTTTATATCAGCCTCAATCCACATCCCCTCCAGCGTATCATCAACCAAGGTAAACACCTCGATTTTCAGGGACGATGATATGCAGCCTTGGAATGACAGATTCTCGCTTGATTCAATCGCCTCTTTGAGCTCCAGACTATCTGAGACAATGTCCTCATTTGTCAGAGTGATGTTTGCATCAGGGATCCTGATGACAATCTCTTTGTGTGATGCATCACTCTTATATGCATTTTTTGTGTCCTGTGATACTTTGATCATCACTTTTCCTCAAGCTTTACATCAAACGGCTCCACATATTCAAAGAGCCCATCTGTCTGCATGATCTGTGGCACATAATCCAAAAAAGCGTTTATTGTTGAAACCTCTCCTGACATGTTGTCATAGACAGTACATGGAACTGTGAAATTGGTTGCTGATCTGTGCTCCTCAACAAGATCCTGAAAAGATGCAAAGTCTGCAATATCAGCAAATACAAGCTTGAATGTCCCTGAGATCTTATTTCTCAGAAATCTCTTGTGAGTCTGCTCATTTGCGTCTTTGTACGTCTTATAGACAGGTAGATTGTTAACTTTCCACGTGTTTTGTACCACATGCCCAGTGAGGTCTGTTGTGCCAATTTTAAAAAGTAAAGTGATTGCCATGATTCACCTCTATGCAAATGCACTTTCTCCGTTCATTCTTCTGTAAACTCTGTTCTGGTCCCTCATAACATTGAAAAGACCCTCTGCATCACCCTCAAGAGTGACGTTGACATTGGAACCATCTGCAAGCTGTGGCAGATATTCCTCCATCAGGGCAAGGAGTCTGTCAAGGCTTGACTGCTGAGTTGATGCCTGTGTCACAGGAGTGATATCACCAAATTGAGGAGTCATTTCAAGCTGTGCTGCTGCCGACTGCCCAAGCTCTGTGATGGCATCGTCTACAATGTCAGCATTGTCAGTCACTCCTCCGGCAAAACCCTCATCAATCATCTGACCAGCCCATGCTGCCAATTTGGATGGTGATCCAATGTCAAAGAAATCAAGGATCTCATCCCAGATAGCAGAGGCAAGATTCTTGACAGCATCAACAAGTGAATCAATCATACTCATGAGACCATTGATTATGCCTGTGACTATGTCCGCACCTATTGACAGCCAGTCATATTCTCCAATCGTGTCAACGAATGTCAGAATAAGCTCACCAACACCAGCAACAAGGTCAGGGAGTGCCTCGATGATTCCGGCAACAAGCTCACCAAGGAGCGTGATGCCTTGTTCAAGGATCTCAGGCAGATGCTCTGCAATTGTCCCCACAAATTGACCTATAACCTCAACAACAGATGAGACTATCTCTGGGAGCGAATTGATTATACCCTCAACGAGACTGCCAAGGAGCTGGACTCCAGCATCAAGAATTGTTGGGAGATTCTCAAGGATAAAAGATGCAAAGGTTGTTATAAGTTGCCCGGCTGTTGTGATCATCTGTGGCAGAGAATCAAGGATTCCTGTTGCAATATTGGTTATGATCTCAACACCCTCTGCTAAAAGACTAGGCAGCCCTTGTGTGATTCCGTCAAGGATTGCTGTGATTGTTTCACTGCCTTTGGTGAGCATCTCACTGCCATTGAATGAGCTTTTCAGCGTTTCAATGAGTGATAATCCAGCACTGACAAGCTGAGGTCCAGCTGTGATGAGTGCCTGACCAAGAGCAAAAACAATATCAACTGCTGCCCCAAGCAATGATGGGATAACAGTTGTGATAAACATTGGCAGAGCTCCCACAAGAGCCTCAGCCAAAGATATGAGCAAAGATGTTGCCATTTCAATGAGCTGTGGCAACATTTCGGTTATTCCTGTTATGATGCCCGGGAGCATCTCTGAGAGCATTGACACAATTGTCTCGGATATGCCTCCAATTGACTCAAACAATGAGGCAAATCCAGCACTCATTGTCTCAGTTGCTCCCTCTTCACCTATGATCAGAGAGGTGAACCCCTCCATGATCAGGTTCATTCCGGGGAGTAGTTCGCTGACAAGCCCACGTCCAACACCTGAGATGGCAGTCTGCATGTCTTGCAGATTGTCTTGGAATGCAGCTGCATTCTTGACAGCCTCATCAGACATGACTCCGCCAAGCTCATGCACTCTGTCTCTCATTGCCTGAGTGTCCTCGGCGGATGTGTTGAGGAGTGCTCCAAGTTCTGTTGCTCCTCTTCCAAGAGTCTTGCCGGCAAGATATGTCCTTTGAGTCTCATCCTCAACATTCTGGAGCGCTGTGATTGTAGCCTCAAAAAGCTCCTGTTGAGACATGCTTGCAATTTCTTCTTGAGAGATTCCAAGCGCCTCAAAAGCATCTGATCCTGTCTCAGCTGCATTGGCAAGAGTTTTCATGGAGGCTTTCATTGTCTCCATGGATGTCCCTGAGTGCTGCATGACTGCATCCCATTCCTGATATGCCTCAGCGCTCATGCCCATCTTTTGGCTCATCTTGTCAATGTTATCACCATATGCTGCAAGGTCAGATGTGCCCTTGATAACTGCTCCTGTAACTGCTGCTGTTGATGCTGCAATGACAGTTGTTGCTCCTTTTAGTGCTGTACCGATTCCCCCGGCAATGTTTAATCCGGCTGATTGACCAGCACTTGTTGCCTCTGGATCAAGGACAGATGAAATTGAGCCACTTATGCCCTCAGCAGATGGAATTATTTGGACATACGCTTTTCCAAGTTCAGCACTCATTCAATAGCCTCTCTCTTTCTCTTTCAAATGCCTCAGCGCTCTCAAATGGCACTGCTTTTGATACATCATCAACCTTGCCTGTCAGAGCTTGAACACAAGATTTTGGCTGATTCTCGCCTTTTCTTGCACCCTCAGTGTGAATCCACCAACCTATTGCAGTATTATCAGCAATCCGGGCTAGGAGCAGTCTGTCAATGTCAACAGTCAGCCCAGACATCTTCATTTTGATTCTTGATGTATCTCTGAGACCATACACAAGCTTTGCAATCAATGAACATGAAAAAGACCTCATGTCATATATGTGATAGACTTCTGCAAGGTCACAGATGATTTCATCCTCGCCAATTGAGATTAATTTGGCGAGGATGAGGATTTTTTTTGCTTTTCTCCAATTTGTGTCATGATCTCTCTGAACTCAGAGAGCATTTTGGCAATTGACTTGACTCCATGTTCATCTTTGACGTGCTCCGCCAAGGCAGATGCTCCCTCTTTACCAAGGAGCATTTTGATGCAATTTCGTGATGCAACAACTCTTTTGGTTGCGTCATCTGACTCGCAGTCCACAAGTGCATCAACGAAATCCCAATCAGCTGCCATCCTCTCGTCAACCTCACAGACAAATCCGCTCTTTGTCTTGATCTTCATATGCATTTACTCCTTTTTACGCTGATGGCACACTGCCAACTTTCTGGAGATACTCAATGTGAGTGTCACCATTTTCATCTGGCATGCAATCCACAGTTGTCTCATATCCAATAGGGTCAGAGTCGTTGTATACAATCTCAGCAACATCTGATATCTTGCAGTCCGGGATGACGATTCTCTTGAGCACATTGCCCCTCAGGATCATGTCAATGACAATTGACCTTTCAGGTACATCTGAGCTGTTGACATGGATTGTGAGTCCTGTGTCAACGTCTCCAGATACATTGTCCTCTCCATATACATATCCAACTACAGCCTTGTTGAGAGCCTCTATGAGCTTATACTTGAATGTGTCCTCTTTAGATTTCTGAATTACAAGGACTGTGTCACCGCCCCATGCCTTGATCTTTTCTGACTCAATAGCTGTGCCATTGGTTGTGCCATCTTCTGACACATAGCCAAGGCCTCTGAATGCGGAGTCAAGAGGATCAATTGCATTAGTGGGGAGAGGTGTTCCAACAGGTGCTGTGAATATTGCACCGCCAATTTTAGGCTTTCCAGCGCTAACATTTGCAGCTGTTGACATATCTTTTTCCTCCTTAATAGTGAACTATCTCAAAAAGCGCTTGATATCTGTATCTTTTTGAGCTGGAATCTGTAAAGTTGTAATCACTGTTGAGGTTCACACTTGTGATTTCTTCAACAGTGATCAGTCCCTTTAATCCATCCAGCATCCACTCCTTGACCTCATCATTGAGCACTGCTGCATCATATAGTGATGGAGCATAGCTCTGAATGGTCAAGATTGATGAATTTATAAACTCTTCCTGAGTGCCCCCTGTTTTCTCGATAATGACAAAAGATGAGGCTGGATTCTTTGGGACTTCCATGAGAACAGGGACACTCAGCTTTGCCTCAAGGAATTCCTTGACCTTTGATTCAATAATCATGATCCAAATACCGCCTTTATTATTGTGTTGTCGCTCAGGTTCTCTTTTTTAGCAGCATAGGTGACAGCAGCCACCTCAGCATTGACTCGGTTTGTGCCAGTGTGAGTTGTGACCTCATAACCATCTCCAAGCTTTCCAAGGGCATTGTTTGCGTATTCCTGACATACATTCATCATCTCTTTTGACCTCAGGAGGTCTCTGACACCCTCTCTGTTTAACTCAAATCTTACTTTAGCCATACGCTTCACACCTGACTTTCATATGCCATGGGATCTGACTTGGGATGTTCTCCTCAATGCCTGTGATGGGAAATCCAAATGTCTTGACTGTATGTGTGAGTCCATAGGCATCAACCCATGAGACCTTTTTGTCCATCCAGTCATGAGTGTCACCTTTTGGGATTGCCAGCATATATTGGATTGTCTTGCCATAGAGCTGTGTTGATGTGGTGATGTCATCTGTTGATGGTTCACCTATCAAAACATTGTCAACCATGACAGGCACCTCCTCATATATTGGAGCGCCAAAAGGATCAGTCCCAGTCTGGACATCCTGATATAAAAGCACACTTATTCCTTGCAGCCTTGCCATATGAATTCACTCCCCATTTGCTGTTTTAAGAGTCCGAGTTTTTTCAAATCGTTGTTGAGAATAGAATTTGCAATTCCGCCACCAGCAACAGCAAAAGTGCCGCTCCATGTGTACCCGAGAGCTGATTGTGACTCCTGTGTCATGGCATCACCCTGAGTGTTCTGTCTCAGGATTCTTGTCACAACATCAACAGTGACAATCTTGACCACGCTCCCATATGTTGGATCAGCATTGACCGCCTCATCAATGTCCTTGCCATGGTCCTTGCCAAGGACTCTGATCTCATCAGACACAAGAGGGAGCAGAGCTTCCGCTCTTGACTGCTCCTCTGATGTGAGTGGTCTCCAGAGTGTCTGGATATCTTCAACTGTTGCAAATGGTGTGCTCATTTCTTTGTCCTCTTCTTTGTAGCCTTTTTTGGTGCCTTGATAGGCTCTGTGACAGGCTGTTCCTCTTCAACAACCAAAGGCTCCGCTTTGGGAGCCTCTGGAATCTTAGGGGAACTCGCTTTCAAAGGCTCCCAGTTGGGAGCCTTGATGACCGAACTTGTTATGATCTCAGCGCCTGTCTTTACGTTTCTGTAAATCATAGCGCCTCCCATCTATCAGGCAGATGCTCCAGCCTTAACAAGAGCAAATGCATCCTTGTCAAGAATGCCCCAACCAATGTATGCCTCACCTCTGATGTATACCTGATTGTGACCCTTGAGGTCATAGCCTGAATTGTCAGGATCACCAAACTCAATGACCTCGATTGGGATCTCACGAGCAAAGCCCCATTTGAAATAATCAGCAAAATTACCAACAAGAGCTCTGTCAAGAGACTGGTTGAAGCTCATTGTTGTGTTGGAATCTGCTGCAAGTCCGTTGAGAGATGTTAGAGTTGAACCCCATCCAAGCTCTGGGAACAGAGGCAGATTGGAGTCCTTTGCAGTCTTTAATGCTGCAAGGGCTGATTTCATTGCTGGCGCAATTGCAAGGCCTGTGACATCAATCTCATCACCAATGAGATCAATTCCAGCCTGAATGTTATCCTGAGGAGCGCTTGAATCAAAGATGACAATGTTCTCAACGATATCATCAAAATTCTTGCCATTGAGTGCTGCTGCTTTCTGCTTAGATCTTGGATTAACACCATGGATTGCCATGATATCAAGACCTCTTGCAACCTTTTTAGCAAAGCCATCTGCAAAGGCTGTGAGATACTGCAATCTCACTGTCTCTGTGCCATATCTGAACTCATCAGATACTCTGAAACCATACTCAACCTTAACAGGCTGCATGGTGAATGGTGCAATTGTTGCTCCACCATTGGACTTGGCTCCGTTCTCGGCAACAAGATCAACCTCGTTGTCAAGAGAAAATGTGAAAATTGTCTCTCCGTTGAATGGTATTGGCTCAGATGCAGAGAGTCTTGCAAGAGAGCTCTTGCCCTTTACTTTTGAAAAAAGCTGCTCTGTAACTACTGGAGGGAGCAGTGTTCCTCTTGATAATGTATTTCCCATAGTATCCTCCTTAATTCTGCATATTGGCTGTCAGCTGGCTTGCAAACTGAGCCATTGCAGCATCAATTGTGTTTGGCTGTGATCCGCTCTGACCACCCAAGTGGAGTGGTGGAGCTGAGCTGCCTGATGGATTAGTGCCAAGTCCCTCAAGCAATAGCTGGGCATCTGCCTTGAGCTCTTCCTCTGTGGTGCCCACAAGTCTGCTTGCAAGCTTTATTGGCACATTGTTATCAATGGCAACCTTTGTCTTGAGGTTCGAGACCTCAGCAGCCTCTGCCCTCTTTGTGAGTTTTGACACAGTCACATCAAATGTCTGGAGCTTGGCCTTGGCATCCTCCACAAGCTTGTTGGCATCCTGAATCTGCTTTTCATAGTCGGCTTTCATAGCCTTGACATCATCAGGGCTCAAATAATCCTTGTAAGTCTCAGCCACTTCTCTGTCTTTTTGCTCAAGTCTTTTCTTGATGATCTTGTCCAGTTCTTCCTGTGTCTCAATAACCTTGAATTCACTCACTTGTGTTTCCTCCTCTTTTTCCGTTGAGTAACGTATTTTTTTGTATTAAAAAAGCACCCACAAAAGGTGCTTTCTAATAGCTTATAGATTGAGGTTTCCGGGCTTCTTTAGTGATGGAGCATATCCAAAAGGCAAGGATCATGGAGTCCATGATTGCCACATCATAGGAATCCACCAAGGATTTATATCCAAATCCGCCCTGTGAGCCAATGAGCCTTTTGCCACAGTTTGTGACAATGTTCCTGAGACCATTTTGCCCCATATGGACTATATTTTTTGAATACACTGCCTGTTCAAACATTGCATTTGCTGCAATGATCTCACCAACCTTGGGGAGCACAGGCTCCTTTTTGATTCCGTGCTCTTTCATCTGATCTGCAAGGACTTGCTGACCAGATGCTCCATCAATGACCACTTTCTCAATCTTTTGATTATAGAGATATTCAAACATCCAGCCATTTCCGGCTCTAACAGGATTGCAAGCAATGACCTCCACAAATATCCGCCCATCCTCTGTCTTGGATGCAATTGTCATGGCTGCATTGACTCCGTCTTTGCCATACTTAATGCCAATGTATCTCTTGGCTTTAAGTGCTGGCATCTTGTCAGCCTTTAATGCATCCCAGTCAGCCTCAGAGAACTCAGATTTTTGATTGAATGAGCACCAGAATCCAAGTCTTTGGATGTTGAAATCAAGATCATCACCTGTGAGCTCATTCCTGATGTTTCGCTCCTTGATAATCTTGCCATAGCTTGGATTGTATCTCTTCCACAGCTCCGGGTCATTGAGTGCATCTCCCTCAACCATCTCGGGAGTTGACCACTCTGCCCAGCCTGTGTCAAGAGCTTTGCCCTCAAGGACCTTAGACCTTATCCTTGGAAAAACATCACCCTCTGATGTGACTGTTGGCGGAGTCCCAACAAAAATGGTCTGAGGATTCTTGCTTGCTGAAACTGTATAGAGGAGCGCTGACTCTTGCTTTGATGTGTACTCTTGAGCCTCATCAATGACAAGGAGATCAAAGCCCTCACCAAGACCACCATTGTTTGTGCGAGTCCTAAAATCAATTATGCCTCCGCCTGAGATCTCGATGTGCTCAAGTCCATATTGTTTGGATGCATAAAATGACTTTTCGGGCATCTCCTTTTTCTTTTTGGAGTGCTCTTGGTAGCCTGACTTTTTCAGCAACGTGTAAAGTCTGTTGAATGCGTCATGTGATGTTGTGGTCCTGTGAGCTGTGTGACATATTTTCTCTTTAAGCTCAACAAGGCCATACATCTCACGAGCAGCCAAGACCTCACCTTTACCATTTCGTCTTGAGAGGCCGATGCAGTATTTTGAGTATTTCCACTCACCTGTGGATGTGACAGACATAATTGCTTTGATCTGTCTTTGCTGCCACACAAGGAGAGCCTGTCCTGTGCTGGAATATAGCTTGATAGTTTTTGCGCCAAGCGTTTTTGTTGACTTTGTGAGATTTACATTGGTAAAAGAGGGATTTTGATTATCAATCCTCATCTTTTACCTCCCACTTGTCCTCTTTTCTTTTGCTTTTTCGTATGCAGAGAGCCTCTCCTCAGGTTTCATCCTGTTATACTTTCGGATGTTCTTCCTCCTGTCCTTGGATTCCATGGTTGACATGACCATGTCCCTATAGATGAGGCTGGCCTGTTCAGCTCTCTCTGCTGCGGAGATCACCCTTGAGGGCTCTCCGGATTTTTTGCGCTCCTCGATCTGTTCCGGGGAGCTCTCCCATTGCCTTTTAGTCCATACGTTCTGAGCCTTGCGCCCACACTTATATGTCACAATACATCTGCAATATTTATGACGCTTGTAAATATCAGGTGGCGCTTTGTCATAATCATATGTTCCGGCAAGCTCTGCACACCAATCACAGCAGTTGAATGCAACCTCTCTTGTGATGGTTGCCTTGAGACCCACATCATTTCTGAATGTGGCATTTGCATCGACATAATCATCAAAGAATGCCTCAGAGTTGTTGATTATAGGCTCATCAAGCCATGCAAGAGCATCCTCAAGAGATATGCCCTCTTTGGTCATCATGTCAATGAGTCCTTGGACTCGTTCCTCTGGAAAATCTGCTTTGACTGTCCCAAGGCCAATGCCGGCATCCTTGTCAATTATCTTCTGGATGTCAGCTGCAACCTCGTTGGTCAGCTCATAATTGTTTTGCAGCGCCGGAGTGACAGTCCTTTTTGCTATGTTGTAGTAAAGCTTGCCATCAGGGAGCGTCTCAGCTGTCAGATTAGAGGTCAGAGCTCTTGAGAGATGCTCACCCAAGCGCTCTGCATAATCGTGTCCATCTGTCATTGTGGCTGTTCCGTCCCTGATCCGTTTTGTAATTTGAGCAATCCGCCTGTCTTTCATAACCTCCGACTGAAAAGATGTCTGGATGCGTTCGTTTAAGACAGGCACAACATCTGTTGCCATATTGCACCGCCTTTCCCCACCATATATTGGAGCGATAAAAAAGAGAGCTGGCGGACAACTCTCTCATCGTTTGCAACCGATGTCGCTCCACACTAAATGCATATAGCATTTAATGCCTAAAAGATTTCTCTTGAGAGATTTCTCATCTCTCTGTCAAATGCAGCTCTCGCTGAGACTCTCTCATCAACAATGACAAGGTCCTCAGGAATGCCTCTCCATGACTCAAAGTCAACGTCATAGACAACTGCACCATTTTCCTCTCGTGCGGATCTGATGACAGCCGGGATGAGAACAGCCTGACCTGTGTTGTATTTTGTATACATTGCCCCTCCTTAGATTCCTGTTAATTCAAATATCTTGTCATTGGTGAGATAATCTGGAATCGTTGTGTTTATCTTCTGAATAGCATCACCAATGCCGCCAAGCATTGAGACATCAGCCGGGAATGCCGGTGCCCAAATTGGCTTGGTAATTACAATCTGCTGCCTTGTGTATGCATAATCATCTCTGATGCATGCTGCTAGGAATCCGGCATTCAATATTCCAATGTTGAATGTCCTTTGAGCAGCCTTGGCTGTGAGCCTTAGTGACTCATGAGCAGCCTTGATTGCATCATAGCTTGATGGATTACTCTGAGGAAATCCAAGATCATCAAGAGTGAGTCCCATTTCTCCGGCAAATAATGATGCAAACATCTTGAGCTGCTCTACATGAGGAGCCATTGACTGCTGCGAGAACTGCCCCACCTTGACATGGTCCTGACCATCCTCATTCAAGGTGAATCTCATCATTGCAGACATGGCTGCTGCCCACTTGTCAAGCTTCTGGACATCAGGATCTGTTCCTGTGATCCACTTCTGTGGGAAAGAATAAAACTCTGCACTTATTTCGGAGCGCTTGATGGTCCTTAGCGCTGACCCAACAAGTGACATGGCTGCTCTTGATATCCTTGAGTGACCCATTGGCCTTTTTGCATCAGGCTTAAAAACAACCGGCACAAGCATTGGCTCCTTGATCTTGTATGACCTATAATCCACCAGCTCACCATTGTCATAAAATGCTGTCCACTCATGAGTGAAATATGCCTCTTTGACAGGCTGCAATGCTGCGTCTCGTTCTAACACAGCATAACCCTCATTGAGGAGCCCTGTGGTTGGATTGATGATGCCTGTTGCATCATCAGCATTTATGACCTGAATCCTTGGGAATCCTGTCTCATCTTCTGAGATATATAAAAAGGCAACAGCTCCGATGAGCGCCCCTTTGACAGCCGATGGGAATAGAACATCCTTGTTGTTCTGGGAATAGATTTCGTCAAGGCCAAAAACATCATCCCGGAATCCATAAAAATCAAGCCTGTCTGCCAGAGAGTCAACACCTTTAGCACACCACCCAACACAGGAATTCCACCACCGCAGTTCTGGCGGAGATGATATCCCAAAATCGAATGTGTTGTTCTTCATGTCATAATATTGATATCTCAGCCACACTCTGGAGCTTTTTATGGCTAATAAGTTTTTGAGCGCTTCAACTCCAATATATTCCATAGCTTTCACCTGTTATATTTTGGAGCGCTTGCGCTCCGATTAATTTTTTTAGTATATAAGCAAATTATTTTGCGAGATATGGAAGCA